AATGCAGCACCTATAATGCCGGTTGCACTTACAGACGCTCCTGTCAGCTTGTTGAATGCTGCAACTCCTGCATACAGCATGGCTATCAAAACAATAAAGCCAATTGCCATCAGCCCCGCTGGGTTCATCGCGCACAAAGCGTTCCATACCCCCGTTGCCGCATTCAACACCCATTGTGCCGCTGCAGCCCCGTAAGTAAACGCTGCATATACTGCCAATCCCGCTGCTATTCCCAACAGGATCGGACCGATGATATCCATGTTATTGGCTATCCAGTTTAAAGCCATCAGTAACGGCGCGGATGCCTTTTGAATTGCATTCATGGACTGTGTCCATAGTTGTGACCAGGTTAATGGCATAGAGTTAAATTGTCTGTCAATTTCGTTCATTGCCGCCAACTGAGCATTCTTCACGATTTCCGCCGATAAAGCACCTTTTTCCGCATACGACTTGATGGAACCTTCCGCCCAGCCCATATATTTCTCGATATTTCGGGCAATGCTCGGTGCCGCCTCCAGGACAGAATTCAGTTCATCTCCACGGAGTGCTCCAGATCCCATGGCCTGTGTCAACTGAGTCATAGCTCCAGCAGCTGCACTTGCTTCCGTTCCACCGATTGCAAACTGTTTATTGATGGACTCAACAAACCCAATCAATTCATTCTGATCTTTGAAGGCATTTGCCGCGTTAAGTCCAAGACTCGCAACGCCATTCGCTGTGCTCTCGTAAGATGCCCTGGAGCGCTGTGCTGAAGCATATACATCATTCTGCAAATTGGGATTGATTATATTACCGGCATCATCCTTATTAATCAAACCCAGACGGGTATTTGCATTTAGGTAACTATCAGATGCATTTAATAGCTTTCCACCTACATCCATAGCTGTTTTTATAGCAAAAAGCTTGCCAAGAACTCCCGCTACTTTCTCAGCCTTGGTCTTTGTTTTATCAACTTCATCTCCCAAGCCCTTAACCTTTTTTCTGGCCTTTTCAGCGCCTTCACCGGCACTTTCGAAACCTTCCTTAGCTTTCTTGCCACTCTTCCCAGCTTTATCCAGGCTGGTTTCTACCTTATCAGCTGATGTACTGACATTCTCTATAGACTTAGCTGCCCGATCTGAAGCTCCCAACACCCTATTAATTCCAGATATGAAACCGCTTGTAGCAAGTTCAATCGTTGCTCTCAATCTAGCCATCTATTTCACCCCTTTCGCAGCACGCTTTTCAGCTTCTACTCGCAGTTCACAACTAGCAGCAATAAAAGCTTTCTCCCGAGGATCCATGTTAGCCAATTCTCTCGGGAGAATATGTAACTTCTGAAGCGCAAAGTGCGCCAAGATAAACTCCGGATCACTTTGCTTTATTCGTTTTTTACATCGTCTTTCAGGTCATTAAAATCATCATCCATACCAGACAAGTCCTGAACCGCTTCTACCAGGGCATTATATTCATTGGTATAAAGCATCTTTTTCAGGAGCTTTACCTCGCCCAGGACTCCATAAGCTTTCTGCAGATCAACGTTCTTCAGATCTGGAAAAACTATAGCAGCTGCCGTGATTTCATCCACATACTTAAAGCGATCAAATTCACTATTGCCCTTTTTATCACTCTTGACACAGGTTCTCTGGACCTTATCGCAAATCTCCTGTTCCAGAGGGCGGATCACAAATGGCATCGGCTTACCATCTTTTCCCTTAAATCGATCAGAAACAAAAACTTCTTTTTCCGGAGTAACTTCCGGATGTAAAAAACCATATAAATCTCTTACTTCATCCATAACTATTCTTTCTCCTATCTCATATTTTCCGGAAGCTGAAATGCCTCCAGGCAATCACAATCATCAAAGGTAAAATCGGAATCAAAAGTAATTGGATCTTCACTGTCATCTTCCAAGTACGCGGCTGGTATCGTCTTTAAAATTACATGGAATAAAGTTACCGTTTGCCTGCCAACAGTAGACTGTGGATCCTCATTTGTAAACTGCAAGGTAGATGCCGGATAAATACCATTTTTCTTATAACTGATGAATTCTTTCAATGCATCTGAATTCATGAAATAAAAAGTTCCGGATCCCTCACCCGTTGCTCCAGTAACTTTATGCTGCTTCATGCGGTGGCCAAGAAGTTTTTTCTCTGTAACAGACAGAGTGACATGTGCATCGATTTTTGAAATCCCAAACATTTCACGGTTCTGTCCACCACGGGTAATAAATCCCTTTCCTTCAGAACCACTAAGTGTATCATCAAGTTTCGTATAATTTGTCATCGCATTTCCCTCCTTAGCTCAGATTTACATTGATATAGGCCAGTTCCATGCTGCCTACCAGCTGGACTCCACAGTTAACCAGGACTGCATTGATTGCTGTACCGGCTTCAACCGTCACATCATCAGAGTCAAAATTCTGGATAGCGCCACGACGTTCAAGATCTGTAAAATATTCAACCAGCATTCCTTTAAAGATTGACCGGCCATCTACATTGTTGTTGTACTTGCCTTTGATATTGGCATCCCAAACAGACTGTATGTCACTGCGAATACCACATGCAGTCCGGACGGAGCGGTTCTGTTTTAAAATATCGCTCTTTGTCTGATTGGTTGTAGTCAATGAATTGATATCTGCTACTACAGTAACATTCTGACTGCGATCTACATCCAGCAGGAATTTCCCAGCTTTGATCGCCGTCTCCTGCTCCGATCTGGTCATTCGCGGACTTACATCAATTGCACCAACAAACTTCTGCCCCGTATTGGATTTCGTGACGCTGGCACCGGCCGTAATGCCACCAATCCACGCCGCAGTTTCATAAGCAGTCAGGTTAGAACCATCCGAAAGTGTAACACCCTGCACACTGTTAATAACATATTCCGAATCTGCAGTGTAGTTCGGCAGCACCACTGTCACATTCTTTCCTTCATCATCCTGTATGGATTTAATCCATGTTGCGATTGTCTGCTGAGCAGTTGATGAACCAGTGCCAGACTTCGCATATGGATATACCAGCACATCAAAATCTACTGTTTTCAACGCAGTCAGCATTGCTTCTACATGCTCATCCGTATGAGAAGCTGGAAGCTTATACAGCAACACTGTCTTTGCCCCCAGAAGTGCAAGACCAGCCAGTTTTTTATCTGCTGCTGTTGCGTTATCCGGATACGCTGCATTGTTAACTGTGATCTCATAAATCTCATTATCAGTACCAACAGATAATTCCTGCGCAAGCACTACTGTTCCACGATCTCCTGCGGTAATACTCAACGGTGTATTCGTCAGAATATTGATATACGCTCCAGGAATTACCTTGTTCTGACTTTCCCATATACCTGCCATTGCTTATTCCTCCATTTCAATATTTTTGTCGAGTTCTTCCATCTTCAACCATACAGGCTCCCTGTACTCAACGTAGGAAACACTGAACAGAAAATGAAGAACATCATCCGTTACATTTGCATTTTTCTCTTTCACATAAAAAGAGATGCCATCGGCACTGATCACATCGAAGCCCCGAAGCATCTCCTGTTTCACTTTTTCACATTCTTTTCTGTAATTTTGGATTTCTCCACCCGGAAAATATTGCACATCAAAGCTCTGTTTCACACGCTGCCGGTTTGCAAGGCACCGTCTCACATCCGTATCAGTAATGAGCACCAAAATAAACGGTGCATTCGCATTTTGAGGTATGTTATCCCTGCAGATCTTTTTAAGTTCCGGAACAACGGACCGGCACTCTGCCGCAATCGCTTTGTATAAAATATCAATCCCCACTCTCGTGCTCCTTTCTGATCCTCAGTACTTCCGCTTCAAACAGATCCGTCAGACGTTTATCGATATAGGAAACACCTTTTTCGAGCATATAGTTTCCTTTGACAAATCCTGTAGTCTTTCCTGATCGGCTTACAATTCTATGTCCGTAATTTACAAACTCAGAATAGTTTGCTGTATTAACTAGAACTTTTTTGACCCCAGAAGGACCTTTCACTGCAGGAGTTGACCTCCAGGACTTTCTCAAATGTCCAGTTTGTACTGGAGTGTTCTGTTTGATATGCCGCACCCCTTCATTCACTGCCTGATTTAAAAGCTTGATATCAATTTCTGAGAGATCTCCCATCTCTGCCGACAATTCCCTGTGAAATGCATCTATGGCTGCTTTATTTCTCCGATAATTTGAACTGTTCACGCTTTCTCATCCCTTTCCACGCGGCACTGATATTGAAAACTGTAAGGATGTACTTCTCCGACTCGAAGTTTTATCCGCTGTCCATTTCTCAACGTAACAACAGCTTTGTCACCTTCCAGGATATCTGTTTCCAGTCCGCAGAAAAGCTGGTTACTCGCCTGCAGGGATGGTACCGGGCTTCCAGCAAGGCTCTGCCCGGAAATGCTATATCGGCATTTTATGCCAGATGCAACGCATTTTTCTTCAGAAGAATTAAATCCCTCTGTATCAGTCGCATCCTGGTACCGGTAAACATCCATGGTCGCATCATACATTACAGCATATGGATTAATCATAACCTCTCAACCTCCTAAACCGGCGCAAACTGCTTTTATCCGCATCAGTCAGACCATAAATACCATCCCGGCTGTTACTGCCGCCTGTGGCATAGGTAATACTTCCATCGCCTTCTTTGATGGCTGATATATCCTGCTGGTATCCGGTTCCTCTGACTGCCTCATAATCAATGATCCCTTTGACTTTTTTCCGGATAATTGGTTCCAGCAATTCAGGAAGGCAGTCTGGGTTCAAATTGCAATAGTCACAAATACTGAAGATGACATCGGAGATGTCAAGATCCCGTGTGTCATCCTGCAGTTTCAGATTGTTTTTTACCGCAATCAACATCTCCGATTTTGTCATGGCTTCTCCTATCCCAGCTTGTGTTTGAATGCCACGATACGGATCTGCTTTGGCTCATAAACTGGCTTCCAGTTCTTTGGGATTGCCACTTCAGTTCTGGACGGTCCCTCAGTCTTTGCTACCTCAGCATTCTGCCATGCAATGCCTCTTGGATGAAGAATCATGGTCTTACGGTTGATCAGATAATCAACACCGGAACCCTTACGCTTTGCGCGATCCGTCTCAGTTGGTACGAAACCAGCCGGATTACCATTGCCGAGAGCCACGGCACCGTTACCAAAAAGGTAGGTAGTGTAAACACCATCTGCTACCGGACAGCCATCATCTACGATAACGCGCTTGCCCTGATAAAGACCGAATGCAACATCATTAGACGGCTGTACCGTTTCAATCAGGTTCTGTTTTTTCAGATATGCTTCTGTCGCAGAGTGCATGCAGACACCAGTTAACTGTGCTTTCGCATCTCCCAGTTTCTGTTCTGCATCAATGAAAGCGGAACCAGACCAGTTAGCTTTTGCTCCACTTAATCCGGAAATATCCAGAATGTTGGTCTCCAGTCTTGTCTCAGCTGCAGGATCACCGCTGCTTCCTGCCGGTACAGTACCAAATACACCTTTAAGGATAGCGATTAGTTCTTTCTGCATATCACGTTCCCAAAATCTGGCAACCAGGGATGCAATCGCCATCATTGGATCGGTTCCTGCCAGTGCTGCAGACAGATCGGTTGCAGACCACATCTTAGCACGACGAATGATCACTGCTACGTCCTTATTGGATGTGAT